CCTTGTTTAATTTCGAACGGTTCACTCCCGTGATTAAACAAGATAACCTTCAATTCACCCGTATAGTCTGGATCAATAACACCGGCACCCGTTTGAATACCGTGTTTTACACTTAAACCAGATCTAGGCGCAATACGACCATATACACCATGTGGTATCGTTGCACAAATACCCGTACTTACAATACCACGTTCACATGCATTGATAGTCATGTTTTCGATACTGTATAAATCATACCCGACCGATCCAGGGGATGCACGTGTCGGTAAAGTTGCTTCGAGAGTTAATCGTTTAATTCTAAGTGTTTCCATGTTTTTTATTAATCTAAGAGTTGTTTCTTTAAAACCATTTAAAATATATACATATTGTAGTAATAATGTCTTTAGAAGTAGTAACTTATGCGAATAAATCGTCAGGTATGTTCGAAGAACTTATAAATAACGAACACGGTGTTAAAGTAAAAGTTCTTGGTATGGGTAAGAAATGGAATGGGTACATTGATAAATCTATTGGTCTTTTGGAATACATGAAAACAAAAAAAGACGACGATATAATTGTTTTTGTAGATGGGTTTGATACAAAAATAAATAAAGATATTTCAAACGTTAAGAGTCTTTTTGAAAGTTACGAGTGTAAAGTACTCGTATCTAAGGATCCCGAACTTATGAATAAATTTGGTGAAATATTTGTTTTTGGTAGTTGTAATAATAGTAACGTCGCAAATGCTGGTATGTATATGGGTTATGTCAAAAACCTTAAAATCATTTTAAAAGAGTCTATACAAATGAAATGTGTAGATGATCAGGTTAATTTAAATGCTTTATGTAAAAAATACAATTTCATAAAAGTTGATGATAAAGAACTAATTTTTAAAAATTTTAGTCCTTTAGATAAAGAAGAAAGTGTAAATGCAACATTTATTTCTTTTCCAGCTAGTGCAAATGAAAGTAGGTGGTTTAGAATGTTAACAGAATATAACCAATTTTATTACATTTACATTTTGTTAATAAATATCACTTTACTCGCAGTTTTTCCCAAAAAACAAAATTATTTATTGAGTTCTTTATTATTTTTTACTACCTTTTACGTATTTTACGCCGATAAAAGTTGTACAACAGATTAAAATACACAACAAAAACAACACTAAATCTTCGACAGATACTTCATAACTCAATACAGGTATTCGAAACATGCGGTAATCTTTGTAGTGACAAGCGGTTTTTTCACCTCTATTCACTACTTTTTCTGTAATTTTATCATATATTTTGTTACAATATCTATTATACCTATTTGAACTCATTTCACCACCCATTTTATATTCCTCATCTGTCCAAAATGAATTTTTTCTATCTATTTTTTTATTTAGATTTTTCATTGTTGTTGTTTGTACATCATAATGAAAAGAATGTTTATAGTTTATTATTTTTTCTGCACCGTCTCGTGTAATAAAATATGCAGCGGTCGAACCAGATAATAAATAAGGAATACCACCCTCTTCTGGGCATACACCGTCACAATGTAAACTTAAATAGTCCCAATCTATATTTTCGAGTTTCTTTTCCAAGTGAACAACGTTAGTAAATAAAGGAAATGCATCATCTTCTAATATAAGAGCAAATTCATTTGTATCGTTCTTTAAAAAATGTTTAAGTGCCCGTATATGACTGTATGTACATCCAATAGCAGATCTAGGCTTTAATAAAGGTGTTGTTCGAACAAAATGTTTTTGTAATTCACTCTTATCAATATCTTCAAATCTATACGCACTGATACGAATTGGATATATCTCAACTTCATTAAGTTTCTTTTTCTGAACATCATACCGTTTTTTCTGTGAATCCAAATTTACAACGTACGTATTAAAGTTCATTTATTTATGTAAATATTATATTTTACACTTAAGAGATGTAAAAATAAGCCATGCAATAATATGATCGACTGAATAATGTTCTCTAGAAGCCACGGAAAACAGGGATGTTAATATTGGCCATACAGGCCATAAAGGTGAACCTACATAATACGATGATATTATATTGACTGTGGCGTGCCCAGAAAACATATAATCGTTACAAAAACCAAATGGTGGTTTTAACTTACACTCTTTTGATGAAGGTAATGTCGTTACATAATTAGATAAAGCTCTAAATGTATACATAAAAATGAACATAGTTAAAAATTTTTCACGTTTTGACGTCCCCCATGATCCCCATGAAAAAAGAACCGAAAATATAGGAATAATTAATGCATAATCACCCAAATGATCATATTTTTGTAAATTTGGTAATAGTTTAAATCCTAAATCATATACTGGATCACCTTCTTTCACATTCCTTTTATACGAAGCGGTATATCCGATTAAACCATTCAATAATAAGGCTAATAAAAATAATATGTATATAAACATTTTTCCTATTTATATATACTGAGAATATATTTATAAGTATAAAAAAATAATACGTATATTTAGAAATGAGTCTTAAGATTATTATGGGTAACATGTTTTCGGGAAAAACGTCCGAACTTATCAGACGTTTAAAACGGTACAAGGTTATAGGTAAACGTATTCTCGTTATAAACTCTAAAAAGGATACGCGCGCATCAGAAGATGTTTTACGTACGCATGATAATGTTCGTTTCGATTGTATAAAAACCAATAATCTCGATGAAGTTGATTTTTCGGATGTTGACGTTATAGCTATGGATGAAGCTCAGTTTTTCACAGGTCTTAAAAAGTTTGTTGAAAAAGTTCTTGATTCGGGTAAAACGATTTTACTCGCGGGTCTCGATGGTGATTATAAACAAAGAAAGTTTGGTGAACTTATAGACTGTGTACCTCTCGCCGATAAAGTGTTTAAGATATCGGCGATGTGTATGGTGTGTATGGATGGGACACATGGACCATTTACAAAACGTATCGTACAAAATGATGAACTCGAACTTGTTGGTGATCATGACATGTATAAAGCGGTGTGTCGAAAACACCTTTAGATTAGAAACGATTAATATCTAAAATAAGAACAACACGTTTTTCTTCACCAGTTTTATCAACGCTATGGTGACGTGCGTGATCAAAAAGAACATCTTCACCGGGTTTATGTTGATGAATATCAAACTCAGTGGTAAGATTACTTGTTCCTTCGAGTGTTAAATGGTACCGTAACTGTAAATTACTCTCGGCACGATGTGCTGGTATAGACATCGATCCTTCCATGACCGCAATCATGGCATGATCAACACATGGTACAGTTTTTAAAAATGCGTATAACTTTGGAAAATCGTGTATTTTATAGTAATAATATTTTTGATTATATTCAAACCACGGATCAAGGTCATGGAAATAATACTTTTGTTTATTTTTACATAAGGTATCGTATTCATTTTTTATATCGAAAAAGTGTTTTTGTACCCTCCATAAACCTGTAAAATCGTCTACCGAGTAATGCGGTTTATAAAATAATAAATCTACGATTGAATTTCGTATACCAACGAGTGGACGTAAAGGTGTTTGAAAATACAATCTATCTATAGGCGATTTAAGGTAATCGTTCAATATCAATAGTATTGGTATCATGAAAATCCACATTTTTTTGTGTGTATATAATAAATGCCAGGATATAAAGGAAAAGAATACTACGCACCAGTACAAACACCAGATGTTAATAAATTAGAAAAACGGTTTCTTGGTTTGACCGATATTCAAATCGGATTATTTAGCTTACCTACCATTGTTATTATAGGTTCGGTTGTACTATTCGTTCTTAATAGAAAATCGAGATATAACCCATTTGTTCTTGTTTCTTTGATTTTAAGTTTAATACATTTTTATCACCACTACAAACTCGCTAAATTAGAAAATAAACAATAATTATATAGTATAAATGTTTATGGTCGAAGAACCGTATGGTATATCACAATTTCAAGCTTGGTTAATATCCCTCACACTTGGAATTGTGTTATATAGACGCAAAAAACGCGGCGAAAAATATATTCAGTAATTATATATGCGCGTTCGTTTAAGAAAAAGTCCACGTATTGATAAAAAGTTTAGAGTTACTTTTGAAAATGGAAAAATAGTTGATTTTGGAGCACGAGGCTACTCAGACTATACAATACACAAAAACCCTTTGCGTATGCGTTCATACGTAACACGGCACGGTGGGTTTGTTCCTCATATGGTACAAAAACAAACCGATCCTAAACTAGTTCATAAAAATATGCTTGATGTGACTCGAAGTGATAAAGAAAACTGGACAAAAACAGGTTTTTTTACCGCGGGGTTTTGGTCAAGATGGCTTTTATGGAGTCATCCAGATTTTGAAGGTGCGAAAAAGATTATATCTAAGAAGTTTGATTTATCTTTTCTCTAAGACCACGACGTTTAAGGTTTGCTTTTAAAGCGGTCATTAAATTTGTGCGTGGATCTCTTCTAGTTGGAACGGGTGGTGCACGTGGCACAGGTGGTGCACGTGGCACAGGTGGTGTACGTGAGACGGGTTGAGAAACTCGACGAACGCGTGGAGCATTTGGTTCTACTGTTCGTAAAAGTGATTTACACGTTCGTATAAGTTTTTTTGAATTTCGAACTTGGATTTCCAAAGCTGGCTGTCGCCGTCTTTGAATTTTCATCTTGAGTTCCTTTTCACTCAGAGGAACGCGTTTCCCTTTTATTTTTTTGGTTACGCGAAGACCGAAACGTTTTGCTTCATTTTTTAATAAATCTATCTTCATTTATATTACATTAGAAAAAATTGTCCGTTCTATACATTTTCGCCTGAAATGAACCAGTTTGTCCTAAAACCGAAACAGATTCATTTCCATATAGTTCTCTACATCCGATATCGTCCATACAATCACGATTATCTATAGTTACTGGAAGTGGGTACACTTGATCGCCTGGCGTTGTCGTATAATAATGATACTGATCACGACGCCCCCTAACTTCTTTACCGTATAAGGGTAATGTTTCTTCATCCGAACCTACAAGAACACCCATTTGTTGGACGTATCCAGGTTTATACTCTTTGATTGGTGGGTTTCTAAATTCTTTTTCGACTGGTATTTGAACTGGAACCTGAACTGGTACTTCTACAGGTACACGAACCCGCTTTTTAATAATAATTGGGTTACGCACTTGATATACAATTACAGCAATGAGTACCATTAACGCAATAAATAATAGTTTTTGTTGTGTTTTGTTTTTGATCTTCATTTATGTATACCAATATTATTTAACAAACCGTTTCTTAATTTCATTCAGTGGTGTTAAATCAATTCTATTAAGTCTGTACTGAACAAGTAGCCATAGAAAAAAGAAAATAGATTTTAAGAAATTGTTTGCCTCAGTGTCGTCCATTTTATATATAGGTCCCATTACACGACCAAAGAATGTTTCGTCTTTACTGTTCCCTGTTACGGCCATTTCCATCTGGGTCAAAGCACATGTATCATCATTGACCGACCAATGAAAAAATATGAATGGAACAAGGAGTGAATAAAATTCGAGGTTTTGTTTATTTTTCATAAATGGTACAACCAACATTGTTATGAAAAAAAGTAAATGAATGAAAAATATAATATTCATCTCTATTAGTATGAACGAAGAAAAGAAACTTCCGAAGATATGGCACCCACAACAGGAGAAAATACTAAAGTCCTGGGGTGAAGCCGCGGCCTGTTATAGGTATATGCACTACCAGGCATACTGTTCATACAAAAAATTGAGTATGAAATTCACTATACCACTCATAATTGTAAGTACAGTTACAGGTACTGCTAACTTTGCACAAGAAACATTCCCACCTTCCGTACAACCTTTTGTACCCTCGGCTATTGGTGGTTTGAATCTAATCACCGCTATTGCTACAACGATCATGCAATTTCTTAAAATTAATGAACTTATGGAAGGTCATCGTGTTGCGTCTGTACAATACGGTAAAGTTTCGAGAACGATTCGTCTTGAACTTACACTCCCACTTTCGGAGAGGACGTTAAACGGTACAAATATGATTGAAAACATGAGAACCGAATATGACCGTTTGATTGAACAATCACCTAATGTACCCCAAAAAATGATAGATGCATTTGAACGTGAATTCCCAGATGATAATGAATTCTTCAAACCAGAAATTATGCATATACAACCCATTACACCATTTAAAGCTATTCAAGAAAACAAGGTTATAACCAAATTAAAAGATGCCGTGGGAGGTGTCGCAAAACGAGAACTTAAACAAGAACTTGACGAAATACGTGGAGT